GTGAGGTATACAATCACCTGGATCGTCTACTTCAACGAGCCTATGAGATCAGTGGGATCTCAGAATTATCTGCAACTGGTAGGAAACCCAGCGGACTCGACAGTGGCGTCGCTTTGAGGATCTACACCGACATTGAAACCGAGAGGCACATGCTCACGGCACAACAATACGAGCAAGCCTTTATGGACGCTGCATCCTGGTACATGGATCTTGCCGAGGAGATTGTGGAAGATTCCGGTTCCTACACCGTCAGATCGATGCGGAAGAAAGGCTTCGACGTTTCCGACTTCAAGGATGTCCGGATGGCGCAGGAAGACTACCAACTTCAGGCGTTTCCGATCTCACTCCTTCCAAGCACACCGGCAGGACGAATCCAGACCGTGCAGGAACTGATCAACATGGGAGTCATCGATTCCAAGGAGCAGATCACCAAGCTTCTAGACTATCCGGATCTGGCCTCGGTCACACACTGGATGGAAGCAGCCGAGAATGACATCGAGTGGCGCATCTCCAAGATCCTAGACGACGAGGAACTGGTTGCACCGGATTCCTACATGAACCTGGAGTTTGCCAAGTCGAGGATGCAGATGGCGTACTTGGAAGCAATGCAACAAGGCGTTGACCAGAAGAAACTTTCCTTGATGCAGATTTTTATCAGTCAGGCACAAGCACTGATTGACGAGGCAACCATGCCGATGACTCCAGACCTTTCCATGCTTCAAGGAGGTCCGCCGGTTGATGAGGAACAAGCAGGACCGGCTGAGATGGTCACCGAGTCGCCACTAGAATTGACACCGGAGGTTGACACTGCACCTCCGCCAGAGACGTTGCCAAGTTAGACGGACAGGAGATTTATCAACATGAAAAGAAGGATCTCCAATGGAAGAGCAAACCGAAACCGTAGAGGAACAGACTGAAACCGAAGAAGCAATCGATCACGAGGCACTCCAAGACCAACGTCTAGAGGAGGAATCGCAGAGGCAGATATCAACATGGTTGGAAGAAAAAGGCATCGAATTATCCGATGATGTACCAGAAGAAAAACAAGAAGAAGTCCAAGAAGAAATAACAGAACCGGAGCCTGAACCGGAACCGGTTGCAGCCGAGGAACCTGAGACGCCGGAAGCAAAGCCGGAAGTCTCCAAGAAGTTTCTGGAGGTTGCCAAACGAGAACGAGAATTATTTCGGAAGCAGCAAGACGTTAAAAACAAGGAACAAGTCTACAAAAAGTATGAGCAAATCGAACAAGCCGTCCAGCGAGGCGACCACGTCGGCGCACTTGAGAAACTCGGCGGATCGTATGAACAAGCTACCACTCAGGTTCTCGGCAAGCAGCCTACAGATCCCAAGCAGGCGGACCTTGAAGCGAGGCTCAACCGGCTTGAGACCGAGAAGGCACAACTAGAGGCCAATCAGAAAGTCAATGCTTACACAAACCGGCTTAAAAACCTTGCTGAATCGGACAATAATTACGGCATTACTTCGTCTATGTGGGACGAAGCAAAGGACATTTTACTTGAAACATCGTCACAGTACGCAAAAGATACTGGCAAGCTATTAGACGACCATACGCTCCTCGGCATGGTAGAAGACTACTACGCCAAGGAAGCAGAGAAACTTTTACAGCATCCTCGCTTTCAGAGGAATCCGGCGCCAACCGTCGCCAACGAAGAGCCTACCTCACGGTCTGTTCAGAGAAAGAGAGCCAGAACACTCAGTACCAGTGGTTCACGAGCATCGGTTCCAAAAAAACCGGCTGCACCATTGACGCAAGATGAACGTCTAGAACGTGCGCTCGGAGTGTTTAGATCGAGGTCTCGTGAATAAAACGAAACTATCTTTTTCTGGAGTTTAACAACTATGGCAGAAGCCACACCGGCGACCACGCTTACGGCGTGGGACGACGCCTTGTAATTGGGGCCGATACTCAGGAATGAGTAATCGATAACGAGGTGAATTGCTGGGACATCCAGACCGGACAATCAGCAGCCAAGCATCAAACGATGAAGGTTCAACGACCATTCCTAACGGAAGTAGATTCAAGCGGATCGAAGCGCCTCGCATCCAGAACGGATGAAGATATGGTCTCCTCTCAGTAGGAATACTGAGTTGCAGAGAATGAAACTGGCAAAGTCAGAAAATAGCAAATCTGACTGAAGAATAGGTAAAACAATATTACATCGACAAGAAGCCGATTGACGTTGCTTACAACGATCATCCTTTTCTTACAATGATCCCAAAGAACACAAGGTTCCGTGGGAAAAACATGCCGTTACCGATTATTTATGCAAGACCTCAAGGTAGGTCTGCAACCTTTGCCACGGCGCAAGCCAATGCAACAAGCTCAAGTCTCGGAGAATTTCTCCTGACACGAGTCAAAAACTATGGCGTTGTCACGGTCGACGGCGAAACCATAGAAGCATCCAAAGGCAACGAATATGCCTTCTTGGAAGCATTGACCACTGAAACCGATCTTGGATTGAAAACTCTTGGAGACACACTTTCCAGGCAGTTGTATCGATCTCAGTCCGGTTCCATCGGCGTTGTCGGAGCAACTCCGGCAGATACTGCCGTTCTGGATCTTGCGACCGATGCCGACAGTCTCAATTTCGAGGTTGGTATGAAGATCGTGTTCACGGACTCAACGTCAACCGGATCACTCCGTGACTCTGGAGAAGCATTGACCGTGACCTCAGTCTCTCGTATGGCAACAACCAATCAGATTGGAGTCAGTCCAAACCTGACAACCATCTCTGGTGTCGCCTCTGGTGACTTTGTAATTCCAGAAGGTGACCTTGTCACACCAGGAACTTATCTGGTCATGGCAGGAATGGAAGATTGGATTCCAGCATCTGCTCCAGGATCAACGGCGTTTTTTGGTCAGGATAGGACCAAGGATGTCACAAGACTTGGTGGACAACGAGTTGCCTATGACACCAGCATCAAGCAGACCATCATTGAAGCTGCAGCCACAACTGCACGAGAAGGTGGAAAGCCTGACGTATGTTTCTTGAGCTTTGAAGATTTTGCTGCTCTTGAAATCACGTTGGATGCTCAAGTCACAGGTGCCAGACAACCTGGACCGGCTCAGAACTTTGGTTTCCGTACTCTCCAAGTATATGGACCTCACGGAGTTATCGATGTTGTTGCCGACAAGGACTGTCCTACCGGAACTGGTTACTTAATTCAGTTGGACACGTTTGGCCTTTACTCGATTGGTGATGCAGTTGGAATTCTGTCTCACGACGGAAATAAGATGCTCAGGCAAAATGGCTATGACGGAGTTGAAGTCCGAATGGGCGGATACTATCAGATGGGCTGCCGAGCGCCTGGATATAATTGCACCTTCCCGACGGCATAGTCATGAAGGACGCCAAGGAAACCGCAATGGTCATCCTCGGCATGGGTGACGGTTCTTCAAAAAAGGACCGTCCTCACCATGATGAAGATCATGACGAGGAAGATTCCTATTCTGATGAGCAACTGATGATGGCAGGCGAACTTAAATCCGCATTAAGCGGAGGAGATGAGCATGACATTCTGACGGCAATTCATGGAATCATGATGTCTTACAAGGATTACTGATGACTGATTTTGTGGCACTTAATACGCTGAGAGACGAGGCACGGCAACATGCCGACCAAGTCAATTCGGAGTTTGTTACCGATGCGGAGTTGAACGGATATTTAAATAATTCTTGGTCCGAGCTTTACGATATTCTCGTGAGCAAATACCAGGATGATTATTTTCTAACCTCGACCTCGATCACGGTGACGAGTGGCACAAGCACTTACAGTCTTCCTGACGATTTTTATAAAGCACGAGGTGTGGATTTAAATATCAATGATAATCAGTCCACGCCTCTACAAAGGTACACTTTTGCAGACCGGACTCGTGATTCACTGGTCCGGTACGCACGAGATGTGAAGTATAGAATTCAAGCAAACAATCTCGTTTTTGCACCATCACCCAGCAGTAACACGGCAACGCTTTGGTACATTCCACATCCGAGGAAACTCCAATCGGTGACGCCGACCGGAATCAGTCGAGGCTCAACCACGACCTGGACGGTGCCTTCGACTCATTCTTTTGTAGCCGGTGACAAGATCAATGCAATCGGTTTCTTTGCGACCAATTACAACGTCGAGCAGACCGTGAGCAGTGTGACTGCAACAACGGTTGTCACTGATCTGGATTCTTCCGGACTTTCAGATCCGACGGTCTACGGCACACTGGAATCGATGCAGGATTTTGTTAATGCAGGATGGCGTCAGTATGTTTGCGTGGACTCAGCAATCATGATGATGCTGAAGGAGGAAAGCGACATCTCTGGCCTTGTCTTTGTGAAGCAAGGATTGCTAGAGAGGATTGAAATCATGGCAGAGGATCGAGACTCAGGCGAACCGGCAAGAGTCACCAATGTTGCAGCCTATGAACAGTATTTTATGTACTAATGAGCCGAGTAAACTTTACACAAATATGGAGTCCCAACGAGGAGGTCACACGGTTACAGTCGCATATCAAAACGACGCTGAATCCTTTGCTGGAGTTGCCGATTTCAGACGGCGTCTTGATCAAGGATCTCAGCATTGCAACCTCTGACACACTCGTGGAACACAAGCTCGGCAGAGACTACGAAGGATTTATTATCACACGCTTAAAAACCAACTCGGTTATTTTTGAAAGCACGACTGCAAATGATTTTAAGGACCGGAAGATTATTCTTAAAGCCAGTGCTACGGCGACGGCAGACATTTATTTCTACTAGAGGAAGATAATGCCAACAACAAATATGTCACTCAATGAGCCGAGTGTCGGGCAAACGGAAGGACCGACGTGGGCAACGGAAGTCAATGAGAACTTTACGACCATTGACCAGCATGACCACACTTCCGGTAAAGGCGTCCAGTTAACTCCGTCGGCGCTCAACATCAATTCCGATCTAGAATTTAATGGAAATGCTGCAACGGAACTCAAACGCCTGACTATAGACTCAAGCGCAACCGGCTCCGGCACCAATTATTCCGTCTATCAGTCCGGCGGAAATCTCTACTGGTACAACGGTTCAGGACAGGCAGTCCAGATAACCAATGGAGATAACGTCAAAACAACCGGCGGATCTATTGATGGCATGGAATCCACCGATGCCGGTGCAGATTATGGCTCCGGTTATTTCAAATGGGAGTTTGACACAACCAAGACGCCGTTTGCAGGCGCCAAGATGAAGAATGCAGATATTGAACTGCATAAATATGACGGATCATCCGGATCAAATGCCTACGTTATTCTCAAATATACCGGTTCTTCAGAAGGCTCCAACAATCTTACTTTTCCAGATGAAACCGGAACATTGTTGTCTACGGCAACCTCATTTGGAGGTGCCATCAATATTGATGCAACCGGCGGATCTGGATCAATTACGTTGGATGCTGCGACTTCTGTCAGTATTGAAGCAGACACAACCATCACTTTAGATGCTGAAGGTGATATTAACCTGGACTCAAACTCTGGAGTCCTGACCTTTAAGGATAATGGAACCGCAATCGGTAAGATTAGTAACTCCAGTAGTGATCTGGTCATTGAAAATGAAGTGGATGCCAAAGACATCATCTTCAAACAGTATGATGGGAACGAGGTTGTCAGGATGGCATATGACCGGCGCCTCTACTTCTATGACAAAGGAGGTGAATACATCTACGGAGATGGTACGGATCTTAATATTAATTCTGGGACTGCAATAAACCTAAATGCAGGAGTTTTGGACCTTTCTGCTCAGACGGTAGATGTCACGTTAAACAATGCAGTCGACGCCTTAAATTTTGACAGTAATACATTATCAATCGATTCCCAAAATAATCGGGTAGGAATAGGTACGGCAGCACCAGATAATAAAATGCATGTGACCTATGGGGATGTAATAGATTCAAATTCCAATACAGGTCTAACAGTAGAGGGATCTCCAAATGAAGCGACAGCAGAATCAGGTATTAATATATTATCAACGACTGGAGGTCATATCTATTTTGGGGATGCTGCGAGTGCTGTTATCGGGAGAATTGATTATATTCATACTGATGACTCGATGCGGTTTTATACAAATAACACTAACAGATTACAAATTGACTCGTCTGGAAATACTGGGATTGGTACTACCGTTCCATCCTCTTTTATAACACGATCTGGTACTGGTCGTGGCCTCGTTATATACAACCCCACGGATTCAAGTGAGGCATATTCTGCAGAGCTTGTTTTAGCGGCGGCGGCCACAAACACTCAATGCGTGATTTCTTTTAACGATGGTGTAGATTCTACACCTAATGGGTCTATTCTGTATGATCTGAATGCAGATGATCTGTATTTTAAAACGGGACCGTCTTCATCTTCTAACCAAACGAGGATGATCATTTCTTCTGCTGGAAATGTTGGGATTGGAGTCGCACCAACGTCAACGATAAGATGCAATGTAAAAGATGATACGACAAACTCAGCATCTGATTATATATATTACGGTTGGGATGCTTCAAATAACGCTCGATTTTATGTAAAATCAAATGGCGCAATTTGGAGTAATTCTGCATCGACTTCAGATCAACGAGCAAAAGAATCTATTGTAGATTTTAACTTAGGTTTAGATGAAGTTTTAAAGTTAAAAACTAAATCATTTAGATGGAAAATCAATAACGAAAACCTCTTTCACGGTTTTATCGCACAGGACGTTGTTAAACATATACCTGACTTAATACATGGTGATCCTGACGATCAAGAGGATGAATTACGTTTGGACTATAATGGGATAATTGCTTGTCTTGTAAATGCCGTTAAAGAACTTTCCACAAAAGTAACCGCACTAGAAGGAGCATGAATGACATTAGAAGAAGTTCAAAAAGAGATAGTTTCTACTAAAAACGAGTTGGCAAAAGTGCCACAAATAGAAGCACGTTTACACCGTTTACTAGGCATGGAAGAGCTTCTCTTAATACAACAACAAGAAGAGCAAAAGCCTGAATTAAAAGTTGCAAATAAAAAGTAGCAATGGCTTTAGAAAAAGCGTTTGTTCCGGTTGATCTCAGCGGAGGAATCGACACCAAAACAGACCAGAAAATGGTCCTTCCAAGTTCATTGACTGAGCTTGAAAATGGTGTATTTACATCCGGTAGTACGATCACAAAACGCAAAGGCTATTCTAAACTAGGTAGGCAGATTTCAGGTGGATCAACGATCTCATCTGGCGACGCACTTACACGTTTTCAGGACGAACTTCTGCTCTTCTCTAATTCCAATCTTTATTCCTATTCTTCCGGACGTGATGAGTGGATAGATAAAGGTGGATCTTTGTCGGTAACCATCGGATCAACGGATCTTATCCGAAACAACTACGAACAAAGCCAGCCGGATGTTGCGTATGGCAACGGTCTGTTTTTGACGGCGTGGGAGGATACACAAGGCGGAGTTCGTGCGTCGGTTGTTGATGCCGTCTCCGGTGCTATGATCCAGAACAATACAAGCATATCCGCAACCGGCAAATTGCCGAGGTGTGTGGAACTAGATGGCAGACTTGGTGTGGTCTATGTGGAGGATTCGGACGACGACATTGACATCCGACTATTAGACAACAACGATCCAACGATTTTCGCATCTGCCGTGCAATTGGCGTCCAATGCTGCAACCTCTGGTCAGCAATTGGATGTCTGCACTTATAATACAAGAGCAGCGGTTTTTGCTTACCGCAATTCTAGTAGTCAGGTCCAGGTTGCTTATATCTCATCAAGTGGTGAGGTAGGAAGTGCATCCAATGGATATGTTGCTCCAATCACCATCGCATCTGATCCCAAAGACTCACTAGCCATTTATCAAGATCCATACAATGACACGGATATTTACGTTGCCTATTCAACGGACGCCGGAAGCGTAGGCTTAAAACTGACACGTTTAATTTTTGACCTCACGGCAGTTGACACCGAAACCATAGAATCTGGAAGCACGGTAATTCCTCGTGTGACTTTGTCCACCGACGGCACCGACATCGTCTGCATCTATGAGATGAATGCTACGGCGGACTATAATCATTTTATCAAAACACGGACCTATGATGTCAGCGCCAACGGATGGAAGGCAGCAGCCTCGAATCTTAAACTTTCCGTCGGTCTGGCATCAAAGGCATTCTATTACAACGCAAAGACCTATGTTGTTGCAGTTCATGGAAGTGATTTGCAGACGACCTACTTTCTCATTGACAACTCAGGTCTTGTTGTCGCAAAGATGCACACGTCAGTCGGCGGAGGAATCCTGGCAGACTCTACATTGTCCAGCGCCGTAGCAGCCGATGCCGGTATTTACAAAGTACCATTGCAGATTAAAACAAGACTAGTTAGTTCAGAAAATGATCTTTACTCGGTCAAAGGTCTGTCATTTTCCAGTATCGATTTCACCAAGTCCGATTCATTTTTAGCAGAAGAACTTGGTGAGAACCTACACATAGCCGGTGGATTTTTATCCATCTATGACTCCCAGGATATTGTCGAACACGGATTCCATTTGTTTCCGGAAAATGTCAGTGCAGCCGTAGCCTCTGGAGGATCACTGACGGCAGGCACTTATCAATACCGAGTCATCTATGTGGCGACTGACGCACGAGGCCAGATCCATCGATCTGCTCCATCAGTTGCCGTATCAGCAACTACGGCATCCTCTAACCTGACGGTCAATCTTACCATTCCGACTTTACGGATCACGGAGCATCCATCGGTCACATGCGAAGTCTACCGGACGGCAGATGCTGGAACGGTTTTCTACAAGGTCGGTTCCGTTGCAAATGATGCCACGGCAGACACTGTCGCCTTTACCGATACCGGCTCCATCATTGCGTCTCTTACATCTCAGGAAATCCTCTACACCGATGGTGGAATTGTAGACAACATTGCTCCTCCGGCGTGTTCAGTTGTTGGTGCATTCAATAATCGAATGTTTGCCGTATCATCGGAAAATCCAAAGATTCTCTACTATTCCAAAAAGAGGCAGGAAAAAAAGCCGGTTGAGTTTTCAGATGTCTTCAAGATTGTCATGAACCGTGCCGATCAAGTGACGGCGCTGAAGGAGATGGATGAGAAGCAGATCATATTTGAAGAGGAACGGATCTTCTACATAACTGGTGACGGACCTAATGATGCCGGTCAGCAAAACAGTTTTTCAGAACCGCAACTTGTTACCTCTGATGTAGGTGCATTGTCCTCGGATGCCGTGGTACTAACACCGGAAGGCATCATGTTTATGTCCAAAAAAGGAATCTATCTACTTTCAAGAGGACTGCAAACGACATACATCGGCGCACCGGTAGAAGCCTATAATAGTGAGACCGTCACCAGTGCAGTGCTAGTCCAAGACACCGGTCAGGTTCGATTCACAACCTCTGCCGGATCTGCTCTTATTTACAATCTACTCTATGGCAAATGGTCTACCTGGACAAATCATGCTGGAACCGGTGCCGTGGTGTGGAAAGCAAACGGTTCCTATTGCTATCTGAGAACCTCCGGAGGAATGGTCTACAAGGAAGACAAAACAAAATACACCGATGTGGACGCATCGATTCAGATGAAACTCACCACTGCTTGGATCAAGCCTACATCAATTCAAGGCTATCAGAGATGCAGACGTGCCGTGCTTCTCGGAGACTACAAGACCAATCACACACTCGTCAGTAAAGTCGCATACAACTTCCGGCAATTTTACAACGAGCAGCACACATTTAATTTTGTTGATGCAACCAGTGTTACGGAATACGGAGATGATGCAACCTACGGCTCCGTGAAATATGGCGGACTCTCCGACGGAGTTTTCCAATTCAGGATGGGATTGCAGAACCAGAAATGTGATGCCGTGCGGTTCCAGTTTTTTGACACGACCTCGTCAGATCCAGGTCAGAGTTACTCGATCACCAACCTTATGCTTGAAATCGGATTGAAAAACACTCCGATGAAACTTCCTGCGACTAAATCGACATGAATACTTTCGCTAATTTACTTCCTAGTGTCGGAGGAAACCGGCCTCCACTGAGCGACGAGGAACTCCGCCGGTTGGCAGAAATGCTTCAAGAACGAGGTGAAGGTCTTGCTGCAATCAATCCGCAGGAAGCACAGATGCTGAAGGATGCCGGTGGATCTGGTGAACCTTTGCCTGGAACAAAAGGTCTAGGTGTAGAAGGTGGACCAATAAGAAGTTATATAGATAGACCAGGAGTAGATGCACAAGCATCTAGCTCAAACTCATCTAGTTCTAGTTCATCTAGTTCAAGTACATCTTCAGGTGGTGGTTATGGTCAATATGCTGGTGGCGATCCGCCAGAAAAACCAGATCAAGGAGACTTTGAAACTAGAATTGATGTTATTGCAAAAAGACCACTAGTTACAAGTGGAGGTGACGACGGCTACACCGGTCCACGAGAAGGAGATGTCAAAGAACAAAACGGAATTACTTACATTTTCCAGAATGGTTCATGGCAGGCACAAAAAAACAAAGGTCCGGACCTCGACGGCAACATGCATTACTCCGTTGCAGAACTGGAATCTGCCAACAAGGACATCCGTCTCCGAGAAGGCAAGAAACTTATCATCACTCAGTCTGCCACCTGGACCGGAGACACAAATTTTGAGGAGTGGTTTCAGGAAAATAAATCCGGAGTGATAACATTAAGCGACGACACAACCATCACTCTAGAGGATATTGACAAGGAAGAGTTAAAAAAGGCATTCCAAGATCAGATGATCCTGGTCACCAAAGAAAGCGACGCACAAACGGCAGACCTAACAAGCAAAGTCATCAATCTATTTAACGACGGAACATTCAGCGCACGAGGCAAGCGAGTCCGTAATCAGCAAGGTGAGATTATCGATATAGTGCCGACCACGTTTGAAGATGCAGACACCAAGCTCACCGAGTTGTATCCAGATTCATTTGGCAGATTATCCGAATCACAAAAACGTGCAGTCCTTCAGGATGCACTGGAGGAGTTTTCACGGATCGAGGCATTTACGCTGACTATGGAGGACGTAGACCGATTCACTCGTCCTGCTCCTGATATGGGAACGATTGACGACATCACTGCAACCGACATTGCAACCGTCACAGATGCGATTGCACCGACTGTCGGCACCGTTGATGATGTGACTGAAACGACACTAGATAAAGTTCTAGATGTCGCATCAGATGCCGGTGAGTTGGCAGATGTTATAGACGAAGAAGATGCTCTTATAGAGGTCTTGAAGTCTCGTGTCGCCGGTGATGAGCCGAGCGTTGCTGAGATCCAACTGAAACGTGGAACAGAGCAAAACCTGAAAGCACTCTTGGCAACAACTGCCGGAGTGATGGACCCGACTAAGTTGCGCCAGACACGCAACATGTGGATGGACATCCAGCAAATCTTCACCGGTCAGAAGGCAGAACTAAGAGCAGCCGAGCAAGTCCAGGCCGAGCAGAATCTGCTTGCCGTCTTGAAAGCAAAAGGCACCAGAGAGGCATCGATTCAAATTGCCAACATGGAAAAAGACATTCAAATGGCAGTTTCACAAGGCAACCTGGATCAAGCACGGAAGATAAAGAATCAGCAAGCAGCCTTGACGCTCGTGACCGTTCAGGCCGAGATCGAGAAGGATGTGCGTCTTGCCAATCTGGACAAGGAAAGAATTATTGCCATAGAGGAAGGCAAGATGGATCTGGCAACTAAGATTGCAAACCTTGAGAAAGAAATATTGATTGCGAAGGTCAACGCACAATTATCACTTGATGCTCGTCGACTAGACGACGCTTTAAGTATTGCTGCCTACCAAGGCGAACAAGCTCTTGCCGGTGTGGAAGTTGAAATCGATCTTGCAGAAATGAAGTCGGACCTTACCACGGCAGGATTTGAATTGCAGAAAGACTTGGCGCTAATGGACAGAGAGACCAAGCTTGCCGTCGCTCGATTGGTTGGTGAGTTAAAAGCTGAACAAGCAAGTGCGGACAGAAATCAAGACACGGTTGACGGATTAATAGGTGCTATCGCAACCGTCGGTGCAGCATACCTAAAATTTAATACTGGAATTTAAGGAACATCATGGCGTCACCACGATCTGGACAAGACATAACATCATTTGCCAGTGAACTAGGCTATCCGGACGTTAAGACGTTCATGTCATTGAACTCTGACAAGATTCGGACTACCGACGCCGGTGCGCCTTATGTGATGACCGGCGTGGACTATCTTAAATATGACGAGGTAGGCAGGATGCCGGAGGAGGAAGTTGTTGAAGAAACTGACACTTTGAATCTAGGCGGATTATCTCCGGCGCCATCGGCAACCGACATGATGCAGACTGATCCAGCCGGTGGAACTGAGACGGTGCAGACAGACATCATACAGTCAGAAGATCAAGAAGCTGCCAAGTCCGTGCAGGATTTTGTTACATCTACAGAATCATCATTTGATGCCGTCAATCAGACAACGCTTCAAAACGAGATTGTAGAAAATGCAGGAGAACCGACCACGGAAGAAGTGACACTTAGTGCAACCGCAAAACCAACTCCAGTGTCAACCGAGTTTATGTTTCAGGATGGTCAGTTGATGCCACCTGGATACCGGCAAGATGTTG